AGATGATACTATCATTGAGCATACAGAGCAAGTTCTGCGAGCTATGTCAGCTGCAGGCTATGCGATTGTCATTGGTACCGCGCGCCCTGATGAAAACGGCTACAAGGCTGCTACGATTGAGTGGCTACGTCGTCACGACATCCCCTACGATGCTATCTATATGCGCGCGGGCGGAGACTACCGTAAAGACTCGATCGTAAAGGTTGAACTGCTGGAGCAAATGCTTGAAGACGGATGGGACATCCAGTTCGCGCTGGATGATCGCGACGGGGTTGTCCGCGCATTCCGCGACTATGGTCTGCCTGTTTTACAGGTAAACGATGGAGACTTCGATAAGAACAAAACATCACGGTATGCAAAAGACAACCAAGGTAAGGTTCTGCTGGATATTATGGTTGGGCCTTCAGGTTCTGGTAAGTCTACCTACATTGAAAAGAACTACAAGCTATCTGATGTCGTATCGTCAGATGCAGTTCGCGATCAACTGTTTGGTGCACACACTGATGGACGCGGACATGCTCCAGATGAACTGGCTCGTACTTGGTCGTACGTGCACAGCCTGGTAAAAGCTCGTCTCGATCACGGTGTGTTTACAGTACTGGATGCAACGAACCTTCGTAAAAAGGATCGTACAGCTGTGCTGGATCAACTGCCTAAAGGTGTACTGGCGCGATACGTTGTAATCGACCGTATGTATGATGACAAACTGAAGACTCGTGGGTGGCGCCCCGAGACTCTGATCGCGAAGCATCATCAGACGTTCAAAGCAACGGTCAAAGAAGTCCTAAAAGGTGATGGTCACCCATACGTGATTGTTTCAGATCAGCGCGAGCATAAGATTTGAAACCTACCGTAAAAAAGAAGCCGAACGACCAAAACGAAGAACTGTTCCTACTAAAAACAGGGACAGTTCTTTCTATTTCTACTGATAATGTTATGGTAGGAGTATACAACGACGGGCATTCATGGCGATTTAAAGCGCCTGAACATCTTAACATCTTTCCAAATTCGAAAGTTTTACTGTATCGGTATCATCTCGATACGGAACCTAACGTTAATGTTATGTTAGTAGTGAAAGATCTTGATCGCACCCACTCGTTTATTATCGGAGACGAAGGAGGTGGGGAATGTTTAATTAGATTCGGAGTAGAAAAGACTATTGAAGCTGATTTTTACAATCAACTACGATAAATAGAAGTATGGCGAGATTGCCAAGTTAGAAGGAAAATACTATGATACAAGTAACACCACGATATACGCTGGATATATGCATCAAAAGCAAACCAGTTACGAAATACACAGCTCCCGAGACATCTGCTAAATGGATCGAAGGTCGAGCTAAATCACAATATACTATCAGACTACGTAATAATTCAACAGCTCGGGCACTTTTTGTTGTGTCTGTTGATGGGCTATCAATTAATGATGGAAAACCAGCCGGAATAGATAGTACAGGATATATAGTCGATGCGTTTGGGACCGTTGAAGTACCGGGTTGGTCTGTTGACCTATACAGGGCAGCTTCATTTGAGTTTGGAGCTAGTCGTGGGTCTTATGCTGCATCTGTAGGTGAACCAGATAATATTGGTGTTATCGGATTGATGGTATTTACAGAGAAGTGTAATTACGAAAACAAGTTTCCAGACATAAGTGATTGGGTTTATAATCAACCGAGGATAGTACCACTAACCACTAACCCTAATCTTCCCTATTACGGTCACCCGCATTCTACACTTATGGGTGGGTATGCACAAAATACCATGACTGTGAGCGGTTCAGCAGCAGCCCCTAGAACTGCTACCTTGAACGCTAGCATCTCAGCAACATCAGTCACTAACGCTGCTACAGATGGAACAAACACAGCTTCTCTCGGGACAAATTTCGGCAAGGCGGTTAATTTTCAAACACAAAAGACAAACTTCGAGAGAGCATCTAACAGGCCTGCTCTTACAGAAGCATTATACTATAGTGATGTAAAAGGCCTAAATAGCATTGGTATTGTGGTTGATTGGCAGAAGCCAATAGTTGCGGTACCAAATCCGTTCCCAGCTGATCCTGGGTTTTGTAACCCACCGGTTCATTGGAAATAACATATATGGATTTCTACACTAATACTCAAGTTGTAAAATTAACAGAGCGTATGCAGATGCTTGAGGATGCACACGTAGCACAAACAGCTGAACTGAAGGATGTAGGAGAAAAACTATTAGAATGTTCGACCTATCTAATTAAGACTCTTCAAATTTTAGAACGCGTAGTGCCGATATTACCAACTGAAGATATACATCGTCAGGAACAAGACTTTTCTTTAACAGATGCAATAATTGCACTTGAACATATACGGAAAGTATAGTATAATAGGTTATCAATAGGAATTTTCCGCCTATTGAATACGAGGATTTTGAATAACTATTCTGGACCCGGACTGCGACGTCCGGCGCCTCCACCAAAGTCGGATATCAGCGCCGTAGAATCTCGGCCCAAGGTGATAGTGGTAGGATAACCGTATCCGACTTTGATGGGGGCGAAATAGCATCGACAGGTGGCAAAAACAAAATCTAGGGAACGGTTAGATACACCGTAAATGTTCATTCTACTAACTGGCAACTTAAATGCAGCCAATGACAACCAAGTAGTGTACGCACGCCAGAGCCTAGCTCTAGCTGCTTAACAAAAGGTAGTCGGAGTTTTTGGAAGTTTGTACTTAGCAACAGAAACAAACTACCACCATTTTTCTGGAGATATCAAATGCCGTATTTTAAGTTTGGATTTCCATGGACACTCAAAGAGTCGATTATATCTATTATTGAAGTTATTTGCGTATATTTCTGTACGATTATAATTCTCGGTGTGATAATATGCATAGGGGTTATAGGTGTATTAATTTACATCGGATGTATGAGTTTAATATATGCATGGTTCTTCTGTGAAGAGATTATTAACAATATACGATATAGACGATAGTAACAAAATACGTTTAATACAATGGTAATATATGGCAACAAGTAAACAAGAATTCTTAAAGGCTGTTTGGGCACTTATCAACACAACAGATACCTGTGCATTCGATGCAATACTGGATGTATCAAATCGATATGGTGTAGATGCACAGACGGTTGCGAAACTAGTAAATTCAGACGGACCTCTTAAAGCGCTTATACAACAGCGCGCTGTCGAATTAAATATTATCAAACTAGTTGATGTCTGATCTTGACCCGTTCGGCGCCTCTTTACTATTTAAAGCTGTAAAGTTACATTTTACTTCTGAGAAGTATGATTATATAAAATATCACGGGAAAGTATCCGGAGACTCTATTGCGGCCAAGCAAAAGTTCTCCTATAATAAGCAACGGTACTTCTTCGGTAAGCTTGGCCGCCACAAAAATCCAGAACTACTACTAGTAGCTAATATGCTACACAACCCTAAATGCTTCGTTACTGATGTAATAGAAGATGAGGGGATCGCTCGATATGAAGCGTTAGTAGCAAGAGCTGCATCAAGATACTATAGACTCGAACAAGACTTATTAATATTCGAGTCTATAAAAGAACTGTTGAATATAGACGATCTTCCGCCTATAATTAACAAGTATATCTCTGACGAGATCACTGCAGAGTCTATTGTATTAATCGACTCTGTAACAAAAATACTTGATAGGGTTGACGAACAGTCACATCCTCTTGTTGAAAAACATTTACTTAAGTTGCGCAAATATAGATCATTTGTACAAATAGATGTAAACCGAGTAAAAGCCATCTTTGAAAAGCGATGGTCACACTAAATAATATGCCCTAGAGGTGAACACTAATCGTTATATTATGTATTTCCGTGGATAAATTAAAAGGAAAATACACATGGTTGATTTCTCAACACTAAAAAAAGACCGTCAAAAAAGCTTCGATTCATTGACTCAGAAGCTTGCTTCCGGCAACAACAACAAACAAAAAGATGCACGATATTGGACTGTGACGCGAGACGCTGCAGGTAACGGATCCGCTATTATTCGCTTTCTTCCAACATCGCCAGATGGTACTGAGCCATATGTAGTTACATATGATCACGGGTTCCAGGACCCCAAGACTGGTAAATACTATATCGAAAATTCTCTCAACACTATCGGACTATCCGATCCCGTTAACCACACACTAGCGGCTTAATAGGGTAACCTATTTCGAAAAACATTGTGAATTGCTGGGAAGACTAAGTTAAAGAACTCTAAATAGTACTGACATAAACACAGGGGTGTGGAAAATGCAGTACACTAATAAACATAAACACTTTAAAGTATTAGAAACTATAAAGACTAAGAAAGGGAACATCAAACGAGGAGAGTTTTATTGTATCTTGAATAATAAAACATACAACACGCTAGGAGGCTATAGAAACGGTATTCGACATACAGGATTTACAGTGCGTCAAATATATGACACATATTATAAGACACCTGAAGAGGGGTATTGTATGGGATGTCAAAATGAAACTAAGTTTTCCAACATAGTTGTCGGATATCTTAAATGGTGTTCTGATAAATGCTATTTAAAATCAGATAAACACAGAGCAATTGTTTCAGCGAAATTTAATAACTCGCCCGAAGTGTTAGAAAACTTTCGCAAAACTCGTAGAAAATGGCTTATTTCTTTATCAGAAACAGACAAAAAAAGGATACACGATAAAAGAGTTAATACTTTGCGTGTTAAATACGGAGAAGATTATTTTAATCATTTGGCTAAACGCGCCAATATATTATGGCAAAGTGCAGATATAGAAAAACGAAAGGCCACATACGCCAAAGGAGTTGAAACCCGACGAAAAAACGGCACCCTACAACATAGATTATGTAACGGTCGAAACAAAAATATTATTATTAACAATAGCTCGTATACGGTTCAGGGGTTTGAAGATGCCTTTTTGCTGTACTGTGTAGAAAAACAAATCGAATTTGTATTAGGTGATGATATGCCTACTATAATTAGACCAAGTGTTAAAAGTGGACTTTTTGTTCCCGACTTTTATTTGCCAGAATATAATTTAATAGTTGATATTAAGAGTAATTGGACATATAATTGTGATGGTATATCTAATCTCTTGGATAAACAAAAATGCGTTCACGCAATGGGTTATAACTGCATATTTATTATAGTTAAAACCCTAACGAAAAAGATCAATGACAACACACCCCGAGCCTTTTTGTCAAATGATCTTAAAGAGATAAATGAGTTCTTTAATATGTTAATCAGCAGCCAAGCCCCAAAAAGTAAAGGGAAGGTTCAACGACTATCTGAGGAATCAGAGTACACTCTAAACGCGATTGGGAGTGGAAGTACAATGGATCCAACACAAAATTGGATCGTGATATAGTCTGATCTTATAGGAAACTATAAGCTGGAGTAATTTCCGGGGATATACTAGCGATATATCTCGAACATAAATGTAGTGAGTTAAACACACGCCTGTGGAGTGAAAGACAAAAAGATCAAGTCCGTCGCCAAAAGCGTCGTGTCAAGTATCACGCGAACATCCTCGTAATAAAGGATCCAAGCAATACAGATAACGAGGGGAAAGTATTCTTATTCTCCTTCGGTAAGAAGATTCTGGAAAAGCTAACGGACGTTATGCAAAAGACAGATGATCTTGACGATGAGACGAAGTTTAACCCCTTCGATATGTGGGATGGTGCGAACTTCAGACTTCGCGTCGCAATGGTAGATGAATATCCAAACTACGACAAGTCAAAGTTTGATGCTCCGTCACCAATCGCAACCGAAGACGATGAGATTGAGCGCCTATGGCGTACCTCACATGAGCTAGCGTTCCTAACAGATAAGGAATCGTTTAAATCATATGAAGAGCTTCAGAAGCGTATGAACGATGTACTCGGCCTTAGGCCTTCTGAGGGTGTATCAACACCGAAGTCTATAGTAGACGACAATGAGATTCCAGATTTCACGAAGTCCACTGCAGATCTAGTCCGCAACCCAGCAGACGATGCTGAAGAAGAAGATCTCGATAAGTGGCTCAAAGAGCTAGGTAACGCTGATTAAGAAAAAGCCCGCGAAAGCGGGCTTTTTTATACTCTAACACCAGTAGGAGTAGCTCCAGGATCTGCAGCAGGTGGCCGAGCACGTGTAATCGTATTATTCTGATTATTAATAGTGTGGTTAACTGCCATTGGAGCATGTGTCACCACTGCAGGTTGTACAGGGGGCGGAGCCATATTTGCAGCTGAACGACGCAGAGCCGCTGTGTTAGCGTCAACACGCGCTGTACTAGCTGGTGCAATAGGTCTTGCGGCTGGGCTTGCTGGTTGCTGTGATTGATTAGGCGCCACTGCACGTAGTACTGCAGGAACATATGCACGCGACTCAGCAGGCATATACGATAGCCAGTCGCCACCCTGACGTCCAGCTCTTTGTATTGCTGAGTCGACACGGCCAGGGCCACCGTTATAAGCTGCGAGTGTTTTTCGAATGTCTCCATTATACTTACGGAAGAGAGCTGTTAAGTAGTCACGCCCGACACGTTCACGCTCAGCGTGACTATTATCTCTAGCTGGTCTAACACCGTATCCGGGATCACGATTCGTTGCATCCATAACTTGCATTCGACCCCGGGCACCCTTCGGAGAAACTGCATTAGTGTTACCTCTACTCTCAACGTGTATAACTGCGTTGATAAGCTCCGGAGTAAGTCCTTGAATACCAGCTGCTTGAACTGCATTCGCTCCTTGTTGTCGTGCACGGCCTGCGGCTGCTTGTCCGGGGTTTAATCCAGCTGAAGGAGCCGCTGGCCCGCTGATATGTTGAGCTGAAGGAGCTGCCGCTCCGGCGGCGACACTAGGGCGAGCTGAAGGTGCATCTCGATTAAATATATCCGGTATAGATACACCTGTAAGATTTTTAACAACGAATGCGCAGATATCAAAGAATGTTTTTGCTAGCATCTCTCCGAGGTTTGCCATACTCTTTACAGGGTCGAACTTATCAACCATTCCCCCGATCGTCTTATCCCACCACTTCCCAAGATTAAAATCTCTCAGAGTTTCAGCAAGTTTCTGGAATCCTAATAGCTCAAGAATACCTGTCGCGGCTCCTTTTAGAAGTTGTAATATCATTTTAGGTATTTCGAGTAAGCCTTTTAGAATACCTTGCATAGCGCCATCAAGGCCGCCCGCGAGCTTCTTCCAAATAGGTCCGTCAGTACTTCCCCACCCTTTAAAGAACCCCATGACGCCGTCTATAACTGCCATTATAACAGTTGTCACGATTGCGAATCTTCCGATAATTCGACCAAATCCTTTGATGATGCCGCCTAATGGTCCGAGCGCTTTTCCGAGCCCTGCTCCGATTTTTGCGAACGAGGAGCCTAATCTATCAAGCCCTGGTATCCTTGGCATCTTAGGTAGTTTAATTCCCTTAAACATACCAGTTATCATACCCATCAGCTTACCAAATTGAAGAGCAATGGCAGGCCCCAACAAAGCAAGTCCTCGAGTAAAGAATCCTTTGAACTTACCTATGAATCCACGTGCGAGAGTCATTAGCATAGACAAAATACCACTCTTACTTGTTGGGGTACCTTCTAACAGACTCTCATTAGTCTCGGTCCCCATTCTTTCAGCCTTCTCGTGTGATTTATCTCCACGCATTTGTGCCTTATAGAGTGAAACAAGCTCCGAGGTATTTCCTGTTGTTTGAGCTTGTTCAGCATTTACACTACTTGTAGTTCTATTCAAAGATTCTACAGACCTACGTATATTGCGCAGCTCATCCGTCATTCCTGCCATAGTGGATTGCATAGCAGCTACGATAATTTTAAGACCGGACGTACCTTCATTTGCATTGTTTGTAGATGGATTTGTACCGTTGCCGTCAAATCTATTATCAGAGAACCCTCCCGCATTAGGGTCTTTGATATAGTCATAGTTCCCCTTAAAGTCAAGTATTTTATTACCGAGTGGTGATGCTGATAGCAGATTGAATGCCATTTGCTTTGGAGTAAACTGACGAGCTTTCCATGATATTGTATCAAGTGCTGGTTGCATAAATGTTCGGAACAACGCTTTAGCCGCAACATTTTTAACCTTCGGAGTTCCACCGGGGTTTGTTACATCTTCGTATCTATCGAAAGACATGCGGGGGAATTTAGGTGCGTCGTTCAGCATCTGCTTGTTCTTCCTTCTTCTCTTCCAAATAATTAACTAATAGACTCGTATAGATATCACGCTCAAACGGGTAGAGATTCTCAATATCTCTGATATTTAGAGGGTGGTCATAATTAATATTTGTTAGTTCAAGTGTAGAACTGTAGTGGCCTAATAACGTTATATAGTTTAGGCTAACTGAAAAAAATCAGATAACCCATTGAGTTCGATAGTACGAACCGTCCCCTTACTATTTGTATAATTTACAGTATACGACAACCTCGGCACTTTTTCAAAGTATGCACTCAGTCGCTTTGTCGCTGTTTTGTCAAATGAATCAAAGAACTCTTCAATCTCTTCTTCAGCCGCGTCATCAAACTTGTAAATTTTATCTTTATCGAATACATGCTTCATTAATTGCGGCAGAACCTTATAGATGCGTAGAGGGTCATTTATTCCATCTAGGTCATTATTCAATAGCATGTCGATAGTAATGTCTTTCATTTCAACCCCAACTGTATCGTTTAACATAACGACACTATCGGGAATATCTATTGCATTAACCATCTCTTCTAGTATTGTAGGAAGGTCTAGTTTTATCCCATACATTCTTTCATCTTCTTCATCCTTGAATGAAAGTTCCAGTTCATTAGATACAGATACTATTCGTAGATGTACCAATAGAAACTCAAGATCAAATGTGTGTAGGACTTCAATGTCAAAAGTTTTTGTGAGTACGCAGTTATTAACTACCTGCTTCACTGCACGGACCATATCCTCAGTGTCTTCTGATTTTAACGCAATTAGAAGAATCTTTTCCTCTTTAATTGTATAGGGACGATACATAATCTTTTGTTTTGCTATCGGAAGAAATGTATTAAAGGTTGCTGTGTCAATTTTAGGTAACATAATTTACTCCTAGTTAAATAACGACGCGGGCTCGAAGCTTAGGTCGACTGGTCGTGGAATTGGGTTAGTGAATATTCCGTTCGTGGCGCGGAATAATATATCGGTTCGATCCAGAGAGGTATCAGCGGATGTGACAGGTACAAAGTAACTAGCGAATCTCTGGTTGAGATCATTTGCGAGCATAGCACTTGGTTCTAACTGCCTGGAGTTTCTAAGAGCGGAACGAGCTGTTTGACTTTGACTTTCAAGATCAGCATATTGAATCTCTTCAAGTGTCAAATATGCTGTAATATGTCGGACATATGAAAATGATACAGTAATTCTAATTAACCCATTGCGGGTATTATTATTAAGTAACACTTCTGACATTCTAATTGGAAACGCCTCCAGGAATGTATTACTAACAGCTTTACGGCCTTTAGCCTCGTGATTATATACAACTATAGTTCTCGCATAAGTACTTTGGTAGTTTACAAAGAACGGCATACCTTCTGCACCAGGCTGCGCCTCGTGTGTTTCATCGTTATAGTATACAATGTTGTTAAACCACTCTGTTATAGCTTTATGTGTAGCTCCTTGGCCGTCCACTATAAATTCAAGCGTAAGCGGTGTGAAGACCACTCCCCAGACTGCTCTGTGTGTTGGTCCATACCCGAAACGTTGAATAGTGTCGTCTGTACCTAATGTAAGTCCTGGCATTTGAGCAGAATCACATAGAATTGAGAGCGTCTTTGTAGTGTTTATATTGCCGCCCCCTCCTCTATCTGTTATTGATATTGTAAAGAGGTTCGGGTTAAGTAGTCCGTTGCGGTCTTCAATTTCTTTAATGAACGTTGATATAGAAAATGGGTTTCGCTGAGTGGTAACAACAACGTCTGATAGTTCTTCTGGAGCTGTTACGTCTGTCATCTTTTAAACCTAATTGCGTTTTTAGAGTCAGTCCAGACCTTCGTAACTGGTGCTTTCTGGAATCTTTCTGTAGGTAGCATTAATGCGATATCCCATTCAATTGGAGCGACCGAGACGAAACGAGATCTAACGTGGTTCTTGAGATACTTCTTAAATGCAGGTCTAAAGAACCTAAACCTTGCTGTATTTTTTAGAATCTGATAAGTTAGCCGCAACTTTGTTGATTCATCATATCGAGTATTATTAATGAGAGTATATAATGCATCCATTAACTTAGCTCTATGCGACGGCGGGAGATAATGGAGATTGATTCCTGTGAAATATGGACCCTGTACATCGATTACAAATACTAGCGGAAAGATATCGTAGTAGGGCATTTTGTCTTTTGTCTTCGGATCGTAATAAAACATATACATCCGACCAGGAACAACTGCTGAACGAAACCGACGATGATCTGATTTCATCAACTCCGTTTCTTCTACTGATACTACACCTTTAGCTTTATTACGGAACCAATTACGAGCCTCTGCAGTTCGTGCAGCGAGCATACCAGACCGTAGCCCACGTTCAAGCAACGTAGTAAATACGTTATCCACAATAGCCGATTGTTTATGATAGGGTATCTTAGCCATATGTTATTTATCGTGATCTACTAGAAGTAAAGTAACTGAACATCAATTTATGTCGCGTTCCGAAATCAGTTTAAAAATCCAGCCTTTTTTATCACAACTGACTCTAGCTGCTTCCCACTTTTTCATATTAATTCCATATGTAGCAGCCATTCGAAGATACTTTTTTGAGATTTTCCCATTCTTATCCTTCGGAGGCGGAAGCGTTTGTGAATGTGGTTTAATTTCTACAAGAAATGTTAATATTTTTCCAGATGCGTCTTTACGTTCGAACCATATATCGGGAAAATATCTATGAGATCTTCCGGTAATCGGATTAACATAGGATACAATCATAAACGACTCCTCAGAAGCATATCGCACAACCTGTGGATGATTATCGAGGTACATTAGTACTTTAAGTTCTAGTGATGAGCGGTACACTATATCTGCTACACGCCCTTTATATTTCTCAGGATGCTTAGGTTTAAAGTATCCTTGTTTATATCCTGCCATGTCTTGCCATAAATAGTTAATTCAATACTAACTATTTATCAGGATTACATGACACAAGCACAAAATGTAGTTGAAAATAACCGAGCTCAAGCCGGCCTTCAAATGGTTCAGCATCCGTCTGACTTGGGCCCTTTCTTCTTATCGATGGATTTCTATGACTATAGAGCAGCCTTTGGTCAGACGGCATCACCACATAACTCAGCGAACAACATAAGCCCTGTTCGTCGCCTGTTTAATGCTGATCGCACGAGTGTAGATAATCAAATTAAAAAGAGTTCATTCGCAAAGATTAAACTACCTATACCTGCGAATCTATCAGACAATTACCGAACACAATGGGAAGATATTGAGCTTGGGGGATTCGCAGGTATTGCTTCTGATATATACGCGACGACTGGTGCCTTAATTAACGCCGGTGGTCTGAATGAAAATGCTGGTGGTGGATCTGGAGAAGAAGGCGAGGCCGGTGGAGCATCTGGAATTATATTAGCCGCCCTTAGAGGAACTGCTCAAGGAATAGGTCGTCAGTTGATTAATGAGACGACGATCGGTAACATATTCGATCTTGCGACAGGTACAGCTGTTAATCAAAACCTCACGGTTGCATTTAGAGGGCCGACTCTTAAATCACACCAATTTAAATGGAGACTAGCACCTAAAACTGTTGAAGAGTCTAACAACATCAAAAAGATTATTGGTATAGTCAAACGGGCAAAACACGCATCACAATTTGCGTCTGAATCAACTACGATTCTTAGATATCCTTCAGAATGTCTACTAATGTTTGTATCAGCTAGTCCAAACGCAAAAGATTTTCTATATCCAATGAGGCCTTGTGTATTAGTGGATTTCAGTATAAACTATGCACCGAATGGCGGATTATCTCTTCACCAAGGAGATGGATATAATGTTACGGTCGTAGAAATATCTATGACCTTTAAAGAGACTTCATACTATACACGTGAATCCTTTGACAATACACTTGAATACGGGTACGATGGGCTTAACACTGCAGACTTGATGCGCGCTGGTTCTATACAATACGATGAACAAGGCGCACCGCCCCTATCATCAGAGAATCCTCCAGTTCTCCTCCTACTCCAGCACAGACAGCTCAAGCACCAGCCGCTGTTGCAACGGCTGCTAGAGAAGCCGCTGTTGCAACTAATCCATTCCTCAGTCAGCGTAGAAACTAATGGCCAGCTATTTTACTAACTTTCCATCTATAAAATATCGTGACCGATATGCCCCTAATATCCTCGCTTCTATACGGTTAGCATATAACGTATTACAATCGAGTCAAATATATCATCCATTTGTTATAGCGGAAGGCGATAGACCAGACACAGTAGCAAATCTATATTACGACGACCCTGAGGCTGATTGGTTAATATATCTAGCGAATAATTACGTAGACTTAAACAATCAGTGGCCGTTAACCGCCTCACAATTAACTACCTTTATTGAACGTAAGTATGATGGGTTTTCAGGAGCTAGTCAAGTACGACACTATAATTTGAAACAAAACATTCCTAGTCTGGCGCAGGAACAATTTGATAATATTCCAGACGACATGCGGAAGTATTGGGTTTGGAATAACAATACTCAAGTATACGATATCACTAATATGTATGTCGAATTAACACCTGCTTCATATGCTGCGTTAACTGTACGTGAACGGATATATTGGACACCTCATACACACTATGACTATGAGTTTGAACGTAATGAACAAAAACGAGTAATCAAACTCATCGATCGCCAATATAAAGGCACACTAGAGGATGCTCTAAGGAAAGCTGTAAATGACAGGTAATATCTTTCAGGGTCATGAAAAGGTAGAGTTAAAAACCGTCACGTTAACATCCGCGGCGAGTCGCAAACGTATTGATATAAAAGCGCTTGTGCGTAACATAGATGTCTTTTGTTCGATTTTCACTCCAGTAACAACAGCTCGAGTTCGTGTAATAGACGCAACGGGCATGGTACAAAATCTTCCGATATTAGGTGAGGAAATCTTAGAGCTAGTTTTTAAATCCCCAAACAGGGAAGAGTTCGCTAGAATATTTCACGTATATGGTATTGAAAACCAAGAATACAACGACAACGGCGCCGCGATTTCCTTTACGTTGAAGCTTGCATCTATCGACAATTTTAAAGCGACTGCTACTACAATCAACAGAGGCGATCGGAAGAATATACATGAGTTGGTGCAGAGTATTCTAACAGAGAACTTACAAACAGAAGCGGACGCGAATATAGAAAACACTAATGGTGTTGAGCATATTATTATACCTAATTGGAGTATATGGGAATCTATAGAGTATCTACGAAAGCGTGCTGTATCATCTGAATACATCTCTCCGTTCTTGTTTTTTGAGAATCAAGACGGATATCACTTCCTATCTTATGAAAAGCTTATTGAGCAGCGACAAGAGAAAGCCGAGACGCTCGTATTTGTTAATGAAAGCTTTAAACCTGGGGCAGGTGAAGGCGCCGACCGTATTACAGTTTTGGAAAACCAAATTAGGAATGTTACTCAATTTGAGGTTATAACCCGTGCAAATGCTATAACACAACTACAAAACGGAGGCCTCAGCTCACAAGTAACTACGTATGATCCATTTACACGAACTTCGAAAACATCTGCGTATAGTTATACAGATTTAAGTACACTAATTAAAAAACCTCTTGTTGATGGATTTCACCCTGAACACTCTGAGTCTTTTGCAAACAACATAAGCACTCCTACAATACGAACAACATTAGCGGTTGACACTACGAATGAAAACTACTTATCACAAGAAGCGGCTGGAGCGAAACAGCTATTCGCATCGGCGGTCGGATCAACCTGTATTGGGTTTACCGTACATGGAGATTCAAGTCTACAAGCTGGAGACATAATAAAGTTCATCGGCCCCGCTCGTGCTGAATCGCCTGAACCCGATAAGCAGATAACAGATAACTATATCATCGGAAGTCTCAAACACGGATTGTTAGATGGTGCAATGTATGATACTATAGAAGCATATCGATTTGGATTCGGCGAAAGCTTAATAACTACAGCGGAAGAGAGTACATAATGCCGATTGAGAATATAGGTAGCGTTGTTTGGTTTGGTAATGTAGTGGATCGTGTCGATCCTGAAAATGCCGGGCGATTAAAGGTACGTATTATAGGTGTACACGGAGACAACATCGGAGACGATATGTTGCCGTGGGCTCTTGTAAGTCAGCCTATCACATCTGCAGCAACACAAGGAGTTGGTTCGGCCCCGGTAGGTGTTCTAGTCGGCACTCAAGTATGGGGATTCTTTCTAGACGGGCAAAATAAACAAATGCCTATTATCAACGGATCTATTGGAGGAATATCTGACGTAAATCCTATTGCATATGGAACATCATCACTCGACAAAGGTACTGGGCATCTTGAGCCTGCTTCACAATATGCTGCTGCTTACCCATATAACAAAACAACGACGACAGAAGGTGGCCATGTCATTGAAGTAGATGATACCCCTGGAGCTGAACGGATTCATGTATATCACAAAGCCGGATCATACTATGAGATGAACCCCGATGGATCTGTAGTAACGAGAACTACCGGCGACTCCTTCGATATTGTAATGAAGGACAAAACAATATCAGTCGCGGGCGACTTGAAAGTTGTTATTGCAGAGAACGCTACCATACAAGTTGGCGGAGAAGCGAATATACTGGTTGAAGGTGCGTTGTCTGCCATGTCAGAGACTGCAATAAAGATACAGGCTCCCGTAATATCAATATTAGAACTCGATACACCGCTTGATTTAGATGTTGCAAGAAATCAGTCTCATGTTCAACAAAACGGAATCCTTGTATTGTTTGATGATGAGATTCCGCAAGGTGGATCTGTTGACTCAACTCTACTTGCTGAATTTCCATCGCCTCCGGTTTCGAATACTCCGTCAGAATCTGGTGATACAGCCGCAACTGCTAGACCGTCTCGTAGAGTATCATGCTTAGATCTACAAATTACCGGTAATTCGATACCGCGTGGTTCACCATTATACAATACGAAGCTATCCAGAAACTTTACACTCGGATCAATGACGACGAATACAGTATTAAGTAAGACGGCAGTACGTGCACAAAACGGCATTTCAGCTGACGATTTAGTATGTAATCTCAAAGCGGTAGCGGAAAATATACTAGAGCCTGTTCGTGCTCGATATCCCGGATTTAACATTAACTCAGGGCTTCGAGCCGGAGCTGGTAGATCGCAACATCTACGCGGCCAAGCAGTCGACCTTCAATGGCCAGGTAAGAGCAATAGAGAAATGTTTGAAATGGCAAAATGGATCAGTCGCAATCTACCTGTTGATCAGCTTATTGTCGAACACGGACGGCGTCTTTGGTTACATATTAGCTACAATAGAACTGCATCATCACAGCGAGGAAAGCTTACAACCATGATAAATAACCGATACACAAACGGATTATCTCTACACTACTAGGAATCATATGCTTACACAAGATAAAGTCATATATTCGGATTTTTTAATAAATTTCGAACGGCATCCAATCAACAAGGACCTTGTACGTAACGTAAACGAAAGTGCCGTTCGCCAAGCCTTGAAAAATATTGTGATGACAAATCGAGGAGAGATTCCATATCAACCGACACGAGGTTCGAACGTTCGTCGATTCTTGTTCGAACAAATGACACCTCAAACCTCGCACGATATTAAAGAAGATGTGATACAGGCGATTATGAATGAAGAGCGCCGTATAGATTTGATTGGCGTTACAGTTGAGCCTAATTATAATGAACAACATTATACTATAGTAATTGTATTTTCTATTTTAAACCAGGTAACACCACAATCTGTTACTATAACACTAGAGAGAATTAACTAATGCCCGCAAACACATCAATTCTTCTAGCAAATCCTGATTTCTTTAGTATCAAGCAAAGTTTGAAACTAAACCTACAAGATCAGGTACAGTTTAGAGATTATAACTTTGACGGTTCGAACCTCAATGCTTTGCTTGATGTGTTGGCCACTAACACATATCAGGGTGCCTTCATGAAAAATATGTTGGCGTCAGAGATGTTTTTAGGTACATCACAACTATCAAATAGTATATATTCTCACGCGAAAGAGTTAACATATGTTCCTAGGAGTGCGAAGTCAGCATCTACAACATTAACTCTTGAAATAACAACTCCAAATCAACCTAGTGTTGTTATAGTTCCGAAAGGCACTCTGTTCACAGGAACAGCTGGGGCGCGGTCTCTGGCGTTTTCTACAAGTCAAGCGTATACGCTTGAGCGTACACCAGCTGGCATATACGCTGGTGATGTTGTTATATATGAAGGCCTCTATGTAACTGATGTGTATACCGTTACTACAAAAGACAGATTTACTATTAATAACCGCAATGTCGATACAGAAAGCTTAGAAGTAACAGTTACTGATAATACCGGGACGACAATATTTACAAAGCAAGATAGTATTATCGGACTACAATCTTCTACATCTCCAGTATTCTATATATCCGTTAACTACAAAGGGCTATTTGAAATATACTTTGGTGATAATATCGTCGGTGCTACCCCCTCTACTGGGTCTGTTATTAATATCCGTTATAGAGTTACATCAGCAGACCTTGGTAATGATGTAGGTCAGTTTAGAAATTCAGCAAATATAAGTGGCTATACTGGGGTGCGTGTTATAACACAAACTCTAACAGCTGGCGGCGCCGCAATCGAGAATGCAGAAATAACCCGCAAGTATGCTCCACTAGCGAACCAAATAAGAGACCGAGCCTTTACTGAGGATGATTATATAATCCTTTTGAGGCAAGCGTTCCCTGAAATTCGCGCCATAAATGTATTCGGCGGAGAAACGCTAGATCCACCACAATTCGGTAAGATTGTATTATCTATTACTACTGATAATAGCCTCAATGGCATTAGTAATAATCTCAAAGACAAATATACCAAATTTGTTAACTCGAAGAATCCTACCATCATCACTCCCATCTTCATTAATCCTGAACTAATACAAGTGAAGGTTAATGCAAAGGTTTATTACGACTTTACTAAAACTACACTTACAGAAAATGATATACATAATAAGGTAACACAAGCTATACAAGTGTATAATCTTTCACAACTCAACAACTTTAATACTATTCTACGGAAGTCAAAGTTGACGGGAGTAATTGATAGTGCCGACGCATCAATCAATAGTAATGAAACCGCGCTGCAGCTTACAACTATAATAGACCATGCACAATTACGTACTCGTTCAAAGACAATACGACTATATAATGAAATAGCGAGATGTACCCGCCTCAACGACCCTAGTATATATTCTACAACCTTTAAATATAATAATGCCGTATGTAGAATAGTTGATACTACTAGCGGAAAACTGTTTATTGAAACCATACTAAACGGCGTCCGTGCTAATATAATTCAAGTCGGGACTATCGACTACTTGAATGGAGTAATCGTTATTACCCCATTCGATATTCAAGAGGTATATACGTCTAATCTCAAAGTGTTTATAAACCTAAGTAATGACGATATACAAGCGAGTAGAAACACCCTAATTCAGATTGACCTTTCTGAATTACAAATAACATCACAGGCTCAGAAGCGATAATGCTAGATATTAAAACCTCCGATATTGTAGCAATACAAATCCCAGACTACCTGGAAGAAGAGGGACCGACTCTTGTCGCGTTTATTAAAGCGTATTACGAATGGCTAGATGCATCACAGTATGGTAATGATATTGAATTAATCGCATTAACGGATGTCGATGAAACTGTTGATGAATTCTTAATTTACTTTAAGGAGACGTACCTACCTAACTTTCCAAATCTCTCACCAGAGAGTATTCGACTATTCACTAAGAATATAGGATCATTTTATAACGCTCGAGGAACTGAAGATTCATTTAAACTGTTATTCCGTATACTATACAAGCTTGAGTCTTCTGTATATAACCCAGGTAAGGATGTATTGGTTGTATCAGATGGTAAGTGGCGGAAGCCCGTTTATATAGAAACGACTCCAATCACGAATCCAGCATTGTATGTAGATAAAGGTATTACTGGATCCATATCTGGATCAACTGCAGTTGTTGAAAATATAGTTCGTAAATCAGTAAACGGCAACTACTTTAGCGTGGTGTTTATCTCTAATATCCGTGGACAGTTTATTGCTAACGAAGCGATAACTACAGATGGCATACTAGCTGGTGCCCCTATAATCCTCGGTTCACTTAATAGTATTGATATAATTCAAGGTGGGCAAGATAATGAAATAGGTGATGAGTTTACGATAGTATCTAATGCCGGTAAATACGGGAAGGCTCGTGTAGTTTCAATAGAAAATGGTACAGGCCGCGTAAACTTTACATTGGAAGACGGTGGTTCAGGGTATACATTAGCAGGTGAAGCTACTATATCTGATCGGATTTACACCTTTGAATCTCCTATAGTAGATAATTTTGTTGTTCTTGAAGGTATTCAACAGGCGTCATCAAATGTATCGTTTCTATCTGCAAACAATATGTTTACGGTCGGGGATACTGTAAATGGCTATACTACAGGTACAAATATCTTTCAAGGGAGCGGTACTGTAGTTACTGCAACTCAAGTAGGAGCGAACGGTGCGATAAAAATCGTTCACTTGAACGACTACACAGATTTTGATTTTGCGGACTATATCGCTAAGTCAGGCAATACAGTATCTGCAATTATTGATACTGTACAAGATACGACTGCTACTGCAAACGTTGTTGGATTTGACACTGCAAAGATTGGTATATACAACACTAATAACGTATTCTATCTGAGTCATTCTATTACTGGAGATATTTCAAATACAACCGGTGTCATAAGTTCGCAAAGTACAGGATTCGGCGCAGGATTTAATATAGGTTCACTTACTGGAGAAGAAACAGTCTGGATCAACACTGATGGATTATCACATCTCAACACTGCAGGTGTATCCTATCTTGATATAAGCTTAGATGGTTCCGGGTCAGGTGTTGGTTATGTGAATAGTGCTATAATAACGTCAGGAGGCACCGGATATGCGAACAGCGCCTCGGTAGTGTTCGCCGGCGGTGGTACCAGTATATCTGGTGTATCGATTACCGCGCCCGGTACAGGCTACGCGAATGGAGAACGGTTAGTATTTACAAGTACAACTGGTGCCGGTGCATCAGGTATTGTAACTACGAACGGAGCCGGAGCTATCATTACTACCACAATCGGAAACACTGGCAGCAATTATCGTTCGACTCCAACTGTTACAGTTGCAAATACTGCAGGTACAGGAGCAAGTCTTATAGCAGTATCGTCCCCTACAACAAATGCTATCGCCACTGTACTGACAAACGGCTCCGGTGTTATAACTTCAGTGAATGTTTCAAATCAAGGAGCAGGGTTCTTCAGTACTCCAACTATTACAGTGGCAGGTGGAACTGGTGCCAATCTAACCGCAACTATGCAATGGGGATACGGGTTTCCTAAGTTTCCATCTGGTGGATCATTAACTATAATCAATCAATGTCTAACTACTAATACCGTTACTATCGGTACTATCTCAGCACTATCTCAGATTTCACCAGGACAAGATTATAATCAAGACCCGTTTGTACTTGTAATAGAGCCGTTTATATCAGCACTCGGTAAGAAAGACATCATTTTGTCGCTTACTGATACAGTTGGTGCATTTACATTAGGTGAAATAATAGAGCAGAACGTGATTGATCCTGCTGCAATATTAGCATACACTACTAATTCCGGGCCTGGTTTTGAAAACGGAGAGATCATTACTAAGGGATCCACAACAGGTATAGTATATAGTAGAACTCCTGGCGTTGTACGTGTGTTTAATATAGTTAACGGACCCTTTACTGCTGGTGTTGCCACAAGTAATATTTCCAACACAAACATTACAATTAACACTGTAACTGATACAACTAGACTAGGTACTGCAAAGGGCCGTGTTCGCGCCCATATAGTTAATGAAGATACCTTAATTATTAGTAGACTGTCTTTTAACACATCATTTAATAATGTACAAACTATAACAGGGCTTCGTTCGAATGCAACTGCATTAATTGCACTTGCAACGCCGGATGCCGATAGTCAAGCGATGGGTAACAATGCAATCGTTACTGCGGAAGTAAGAACTGCTAACGGTATTGTAAGTACGGTTGAGATTGTCGATTCAGGGTACGCGTATTATAATAGTGATATTTTGACACTTACATCAGCTGATAGTCAGTTTGCCGTTACTGGCGTAGCCTCCGTAAATACACAAGGAAATGCCGAAGGATACTGGATAAACTCAGACGGCTTCTTGAACGCAGATAAATATATACAAGACGGTAATTACTATCAAGCGTATTCTTATGAAATACAAGTAGGTGTTTCGCTTGACCGATACGCGGATATTATCAAGAAGCTGCTACACACTGCCGGAACGAAGATGTTTGGTAAATACATTCTTGTTACTTCCGGTGCGGTAGACATACATACAGATAGTGAAGTTCGAGACGGCCTCGATGCTATCGTTAATTAGAATAGAGAGAGTAGATGCAGTTACTAACAAAAAATATTGAAACCTTACAAGCAAAGCTTTTCAAATCAAATATAGAAGCAACAGATGAGATTTCATATGTGTTCGCTGGGGGGCCTACACCTTGGGCAGCTGAAGCATCGCCACCTGCAGTTACACACGGTGTGAATCTTGTTGAATATAATACCTTTGACACTATGGTTTTCGGGAAACGTATTGCACCAGCAGATATTAAATTAATGATTCGTCGTGTTGACTGGACATTTAACACAGTATATACAAGATATGACGACCTCGACGTTAACCTTTCCAAGAAGGATTTTTATGTACTTGTCGAGTCTCTTGGTGAATACCATATATTCATATGCCTCGATAACAACAAAGGGGCGAAATCGTTATATGCTCCAGCATTCGAGGACACGTCACCTGATGATGAATTCTACTTCACAGCAGATAATTATCAATGGAAGTATATGTTTACTGTTAATAGTGCAACATATGATAAATTTTCTACAGCATTATACGTACCGTTCGTGGAAAACGTCAACGTTACCGCTAATACAAATCCGGGTTCAATTGAAACTATTGTAATCGATGTTGTAGGCTCTAAGTATGCATCTTATGCGAACGGGTATTTTCAAGCTGTTGCAGTTAACGGAAATTCCACAATATTTACGCTAGAGGCGACTGCATCCGCGAACACGGATTTTTATCGCGGATCAGCATTAAAGATTATCGAGGGGCCAGGCGCAGGGCAACAAAAAGAAATTTTAGAATACATTATCGCAGGCGGGCAACGAAGAGTTGTGATTGATACGCCATTCGAGACCTTTCCCTCGCTAGCTTCAAAATACGAAATTACACCGAATGTAGTAATTACAGGTGACGGCATAAATTGTAAGGCGCGAGCGATAATAAATCCCGCGGCTAATACAATCTCTGTAATTGAGATTACAAATTCTGGATCGAACTACTCATATGCTACTGCGAGAGTAACAGGTAATACAGGTATACTTGAAGAGGCTTTAATAGAGCAAACATCACTACGAGTAATACTAGGTCCTCCAAGCGGGTTCGGGGGAGACGTTCCAAAGACTCTATTTGTAAATACTGTAGGAGTCTCTGTTAATTTCGCGAACACGGAGCTTGGAACTATTCCAACTGATAACAAATTCCGAACACTCGGTATTATACATAAACCTATGTTTGCAAATGTTGAAGTAACGGTTGCAAACACTGCAGGTGTATTCGCAGATGGAGAAACAGTAAGAGTACCGACATCTAATACGGTAGTTGGTGTAGTTACGTTCTATGATGAACTTTCTGCACTATTACGCTTAACTAATGTCGAATATCCTCTTGTTGTTAACCAGCAAATCCACGGAGTAACATCTAATACTTCTGCGATTGTGTCAGACGTTAATATATCAGGATTCGACAAGAGCTTTAATACTTTCGATCAACGATTAAGACTTGGTATCACAAAGACCTCTGTTCCTGATTTTGTTGAAAATGATATAGTTACGCAGAACTCTACACTAGCGACTGGTACAATTGAGAGTGCGAATACTACAGTGTTAGGATTAACTAACATACGAGGAGTGTTTAACGCAACTGATCTCATTAATGAGTATTCTCTTGTTGGTACAAACGGCGCCACTGCGAATGTTAATTCGATAACATACCCCGATCTTAAAAAGAATATAGGGGAAATAATCTATCTTGAAAACATTCAACCTGTTCAAAGAAGTCAGTCAACTAGCGAGACAGTAAAACTTAACATAACATTTGGAACAAAATAGCCAGCTGCTTCCATAAATATCTAAAATAGCACACACAAAAGGTATGTCGATTTATGAGTTTAGATACAGATTTTAATGTAGCGCCTTTCTGGGACGATTATACTGAAGATAAGAACTTTCACCAGGTGTTGTTCCGTGCAGGTGTACCTGTTCAGGCTCGTGAATTAACGCAAGCTCAAACTATTTTACAAAATCAGATTGAGCGTTTCGGTCAAAACATTTTCCAAGACGGTACTATTATCTCTGGCTCGAACTTTTCGTTTGATTCTCCATACCCCTATGTAAAGGTTCTCGATCTACAAGCTGACGGGCAACCGGTAAACATATCTCAATATCGTAACAGAATTTTGAAGAATAGCTCTGATCTAACAGCTATAGTTGTGGATACAATCGATGGTCTTGAATCACAAAACCCTAATCTTAATACTCTATATGTTAAATATCTCAATAAAGGTATTAACGGATCTGGTGTATTCGCAAATGCAGAAGTTATATCTGCGTATACGCGCGATTATCAAGTTCTAGCTGTTGATGTAGTTGATAGAGGTACAGGGTATAGTAATAACGATATCGCTGTCTTTACTAGTTCTACAGGCTCCGATGCCGCTGGACGTGTAATAACAGATAATACTGGTCGTGTTGATACTATTGTTATTACTACAGGTGGATCTAATTATATATCTCTACCCACTATGTCAATTGCGAACAGCATTGGAGGAACTGCTAATGGTACAGGGGTATCCCTCCTTGCTAACAACGTAGTTGGACAGGTTACTGTAGCAGCGAATACATTTGTTACAACTGCTAACACTGCTTTTTATCCTACAGGAGCTGGGTATTCGTTTAGTGTCGGAGAAGGTGTAATCTTCCAAAAAGGATATTTCGTCCGTGTAGAGCCGCAAAACTTAGTTATCTCGCGCTATTCCACGAACCCTTCAGGTGTGCAGGTAGGTTTTGAGACTGTAGAATCTGTAGTTAATAATAGTATTGATACATCTCTACTTGATAACGCTCAAGGCAGTCCTAATGAAACTGCACCTGGTGCATTTAGATTAAAGCTAACACCGAAACTAGCGTTGAAACTAGTAGATGAGGCTGCTGCTGCGCCGAACTTCTTCTCATTGGTAGAGTTCCAAGACGGTAAGCCTATCAAGCAAAAACAAACATCGGAATATAATGTACTCGGACAAGAAATGGCGAAACGTACTGCCGAAGAGTCTGGCAACTATGTACTTTATCCATTCACAATATCTACAGATGAAATTTCTGCGAACACGACACACTTCCAAACACGGATAGGTGCAGGTACTGCATACGTAAATGGATTTAGAATTGAGCAGCATGATACGTACTCTGTACCACTACGTAAGGGTATAGATACTCAAGCGATTGATAGTGTTTCTGTATCTACAAATTACGGTAATTACGTTTTTGCAAATAAACTAGTAGGAATGCTACCCTTCAATATAAATGACACGGTTACATTACGCGATGCCGCATATGTAGATGCTGCTTCCACGATGGGGAATTCACTCGGTACAGCTCGCGTTCGCAACGTTGTATTTGACAACGAGACAAATGGAGTACGAACGTACCGTGTGTACCTATTCGATATACAAATGGTCGGCGGAGCTTCATTCTCTGACACAGTAGCAGTATTTTATGCAGGTACTGGTTTCCCTGATCGTGGTGCCGCAAATCTCGTACTCGAAGGTGGTAAAGCTACTATAAAAGAAGCATCTTTTGCCCCGCTAGTATTTCGATTCGGACAAAAAGCTATCAAGACACTTCGCGATGGCTCGAATAACAACGATACAATATACACCTACAACACACTCGATACTTCAGTAAGCTTTGCAGCGAACGGAGTACTTCAAAAAAATCTCTCAGGAACAGACGTGTTTCCTTACTCGGGTGTATTAAACGATATCGAAGAGCGTGACATGATCTTTACAGCACGCAATAGTGCAAATACTGCGAATTATGCAGGTACAGTAAACGTATCAACCACAACTACGACTGTCGTGGGTACAGGAACTGCCTTCTTGAATACCTTTACTGTCGGTGACTACTTTATACCAGTAGGCGGCACAGCTCGTCGAGTAATTTCAGTCGCGAATAATACCAGCATGGTTGTTGAAGCTAATAACTCTATCACAAACGCTTCAGTTGCTCATAGTAAGCACTTCCCAGCGAACGAAGTGATTCCCTTTACTGGACGAGCAGCGCGAACTATTACAGTATCTGGTAGTGTGTTAACTGCTGCACTTGGAGAGGATATATCGAATAGTCTTAACATAAACGCGACTTATAATGTCCGTCGTCCAAGTACTCTACAACTAACTAAAAATATCAATAAAAATATAATAGTAAAGCTAAACATTGCTACTGCAGCTAAAGGTGTAAGTGGTCCATGGTCATTAGGATTCGCGGATGTACATAAACTTGTTAGTGTTACAAAGACAACAAATGCTAACTATACTACTGGTGCAGTAGATGTAACGCAACATTTCGTTGTTGATTCCGGGCAAAAGGATACTATGTATGGACTCGGGTATATTCGGAAGAAGTCAACAAGCAAACTAGTAATTGAAGCAGATGCATTCCTTGCAGTAACGGTTGATGTATTTACTCACACCGATACAGGCGGCGGCATAGGCTTCTTCTCAGTCGATTCCTATCCAGTTGACGATCTCGTCACACCGATTACTACATCCGTTATACGCACACAAGATATTCCGATGTTTACGTCTCCAGTATCCGGAGCGGCATACGATCTTCGTGACTCTGTAGACTTTAGACCCGTTGTTGTTAATACAGCGACTGTCGCTACACTACTTGCGAACGCTACAGTTAACCCAACTACTACAGAAGCACTATCAGCTGATGAGAAGTATGTACCGGCTGTCAACAAAACATTCATAACAGATTTAATTTACTATCAAGGACGTTTTGATATTATATCATTGACCTCATATGGGCAATATGATATCAAGCGCGGTATTGCATCAGATAATCCTACTCCACCGTCTAAGAGTCACGGAGCTATGAATATTGCTACTGTTAGTATTCCACCATTCCCTACACTTACAACAAAAACTGGGTCAAGTGCGAACCGCCCTGACTATACAGTAAAGATTAGTACGAAGCAAAACCGTAGATATACGATGGAAGATATCGGACAACTGGATAGTCGTCTGAACAGAGTAGAATACTACACTGCACTATCTCTCCTTGAAAAGCAAGTGAGTGACCTACTCATACCGTCTGCGATAGACCCAATGCTCAACCGATTCAAAAATGGTATTTTTGTTGAGCCGTATTCAAACTTCTCCCTCTCCAACGTATTAGACGGAGAATTCTCCGCTTCAATCGATGAGGCAGTTGGTGAGCTAATTCCACGATTCAGTTCAAATAAATTTGACCTCACCGCAAGTAGTATCTCAGGGCTAATTAGCGGCTCTGATATTATATCACTTGATTACGACCATGTATTAACTATTGTTCAGCCTTTTGCGACAAGAGTTCGTAACTGTACTGAAAACTTCTGGAACTTCACCGGGCGCGTCCAGCTATTTCCAAGCTATGATAACTTCTATGATGTTAAAAGGTCTCCCGAAAATACACTCGTTATTGATGTAGATACAGCTGCTTCGACTCTATCTCTGCTTACTGAACTTAATAACATACGAGCACTCAATACTATAGACACTACAACAACAGTTACGTCATCAAGTGAGCAGACGTCATCTGTTCGTGGCGGCGACTCATCTGTTAGTCATTGGGTTGATGAGACTGTTAATACTGTTAGAGATACTACAGTTACAGAAACACGTAATATGCTTATCGGACAAGTCAATGAGACTGTTCAACGCGTAGGTGACTTTATAACAGATATATCATTCAGTCCGTATATTCGGGAACAAGTAATACACTTTACAGTTACTGGACTGAAGCCGTCTACTGCAGTAAATGCATTCTTTGACAAGGTAAAGGTTACAGGGTATTGTCAACAAGCTGTTATTGTCCCAGAATTAATTACTATAAACTCATTTAAGAAAAAGTTCGCTCTCGGCGACGGTTTGATCTCTGATGAAACTGGTGAATTACACGGAATGTTCTTCCTTCCTGCTGGTACATTCTTCGTCGGCGACCGCGAACTCAAGTTCCTCGATGTAAATGATCTAAATTCTGAATCCGCAGCATCTACAACAGCAGTTGGAGCCTTCCACGCTTATAACTTCTCAGTAACGAAGAGCGACGTAGTCGTTGCTACAAGAACCGCTGAAGTAATGAACCGAGCTTCGACATCGTCATCAACCTCAACTACGCGTGATTCAACTACACGCAGCGTATTCGTGGATGTTCCGACTCCTCCACTACCTCCAGTTATTACTCCACCTAGAACCCCTCCTGTAATCGTCGGGGGCGGCGGAGGCGGCCCTGAAATACCTGTTCCTTGGGTTGATGATAGGATTGACTGGGCCTGGTTCCGTGATCGCGGCGTAGAGATTACATATACTGATCCGATTGCACAGACATTCTCCATATCAAGAAATCAGTCTGAAAACCAAGATGGTATTCATATATCTATGGTCGATCTATTCTTCCAACGTAAAGATGCAAATCTCGGGATTACTGTACAGTTGAGACTAACTGATAACGGATACCCGTCAGCAACAGTACTACCGATGGCGTCCGTTCACCTAAAATCTAATCAGGTTAATGTATCAGCGAATGCCTCAGCGCTAACACCAGTAGTATTCCCAACGCCAATCTTCCTCAAAGCTGATCAAGAATATGCTCTCGTAGTTATACCTGATGGCAATTCGCCTGAATATTTGATCTATACTGCGCAAGGCGGCCAAACCGACTTGACGAATCCGAGTTATACTGTTCGTCAGGATTGGGGTGGAGGCGTACTATTTACTTCTACGAACAACTCTGCGTGGCAGTCAATTCAAGACGAAGATATGAAGTTTAATATTCATAGGGCCCAGTATAAGACAGAAACAGGCTCAATGACTCTTACGAACAAAGATGATGAATTCTTTACAGTTGGACCGATTACTAATTCGTTCCTCGGTGGTGAAAAGGTATTTAAATTAACTGCTGCAGTTGCAGGTAACGTCACATTTAATACAAACTCTACTGCAGTAGTAGGGGTAGGAACTTCCTTCCAAACTGCATTTACTGTAGGACAGGCAATTGTACTTTGTAGTAATACTACACCCGCGGTTACATCTAACTTTGATGTTGTGTCCGTTCAAAGCATTACTAATAATACAGTAATGACTCTTAAATCAAGTCCAACATTCTCTGGTGCAGGTGTTAAGGCTTTAAGTACACCTGTAGGAGAAGTATTCTTCTATGATGCACTCAAGGGAGAAATGACAGTAACCAATTCTACTGCATCGAGTAACGCATTCATGTTCGAGGCTGGCGACGTAGTAATAGGGGAAACTCTGAATGGATATACTACTATTACTTCAGTCGATGACAAAGTAATTAGTTATTTCCAACCACTTATATATAAAACTACTATGTCTGGTTCCAATATTACAGGAACTATACAACTAGCGAATGAAGCGTTACAAATACAGGCCGCTCAGCCAATTATATTCAATGATACTAACTACTTAAATACGTTTGAAGCATTCATTGGATCTAAGAGTAATGAAATAGCGGCTGGTGTAGGTAAATCTGTTCGACTAACTCTAAACTTCACTACATCAAATCGTAATATCTCACCTACCTTAGATATGCAATCGACTAGTATACTACGCTATGAGAATCAAATCAACAACGATTCTACTAACGAAGCGAATGTTAACGGTAATCTCATTTCTAAGTATATCTCTAAAACCATTACACTTAAAGATGGCTTAGATGCAGAAGATATTAAAGCGTTTGTGACCGGTTATCAACCGACCGGTACTGAAATTGAAGTTTATGTGCGAGCATTATCAGCAGGTGACTCAGATAATCTTCGCGAGAAGACTTGGACTAAACTCATCCCGACCGCAAATACAACAAGCGACTCATCTAATAGAAACGACTTTAGGGAGTTTGAATACTCATTCGGAAATACGGTACCGACAACAGCACTAACAGGTGTAGTTTCTGTTGCTAATAATGCAGTAGCAGTAACGGGAATAGGTACCCTGTTTACTCCAGAAATTGCAGTTGGTTCAGTAATTCAAATCAATACAGGTTCAAATTCTTTTGTTACTCGCGTTAGTGCAGTTACAAGTAATACAGCACTAACGATAGCTGATCCGGCTCCGGCTACATCAACAAGCACTAGTATATCAAAACTCGATACACCGAATGCAATGTTTAGAAACGTTCAAAATGACGGAGTTGTAACATACTACAATAGCAATAGTCGTTTTGAAACCTATAAAACATTTGCAATCAAAATTGGACTGAAGTCTGCAGATACTCATCTAGTACCACGCCTGAAAGACTTAAGAGTGATAGCATTATCCGTATAATATGATGCAGGATCATAAATTCACTAGAGATAAGAGTAGTGCCGCCCTTATAAATACAGATAGGGACGGTCTACTCTCTTATCGCCAGAAACGATTAGTTGCGAAACAAACTATTGAAGCGACGAGGCAATTAGAAGCTAGGGTACTTACTCTTGAAAAAATAGTCGAAGAACTATGTATATTACTTAACAAAAGATAGTCTAGGAACTCAGCAGTAAATGGCAACACCGGTACAAAATACTAATCCACAGTTGGATAACTTTGCAGGTCTTATCGATCGTGTAAACCAGATTGCCTTTGTGATTTCAACAACTGCAGTAACAACGTTACCTACAGCGCCTGGTGGTCAAACTACTGGGAATGCTGCAATTATCGGTACCTTAAGTTCAAACGTAATGGCGACCAGCGCGCTACGGGGTGGTACGGTTCAAGTATCCGCGCCCCTTATCATCACATCAAACGTTGTATCAAACAGTGCACTTACTACACTAACGTCGAATAATATCCTCGGCGGATCAAATACTACCATCACTTCAAATGTCACACACTTTATTGGGCAATCACTTGTTATAAACGCAGCCACTACAGTAGGCGCTGTTGTAACATTCAATGCTAATACAACCTTTGTAGCGCCAG